GCATTCTGACCAAAACTCGCGGTCGCATTCCATACGATAAGATTGTTCGTTTAACAACCTCATTTTCTCGCGTCTTTCAATCTTGTCTTGTTGGTTTTGGCTCATCTTTACGCACCTCGTGGTAATTGATCCTTACGCTGCCTTTGCGTATATTGCACATGGCATGCGCCGCGCCATTGTACGGCTCCATCTTTCCTGTCTCACGGTTTAAACGCTCAATGCGATCATCCCGGTGCCCGGCGTCATAACCTCGACCATCTTGGTGCTCAAAAACCGCATCCGCAAGCCGCAACTGACCAGGGCAGTGTTTGATATAGCCTTCCAAACAACAACGGCGATTCTGGCGCTCCCACATCACCCTAAGACGCCGCATATATTCGTCACGGCCTTCTTTAGTCAAAAGATTGCAAATTTCCCGTCCATTGGTCAAAACTCGAATTGTAGGCTTCAATTTGTTTTTCACGGCGCACCAGCCAACCAATTAAGTTGTTTTTTCGCGATACTTATCAAAATCGTCGCAGGTAACCCAATGCCCTATCGCTGGCGTATCTTCTGTCGGCATGGGGTTCATAGGGATGTTGCGGCCTTGCGGCGTCAACCACCATTCAATTTCAGCTTGGCAAATAACGCATACCCCGTGGTCTGAAAAACGGTAACCTGCTAGCCGCATTCCATTCGCATTAGCAGAAAATGGCATTTATCTTTCTCCCGAAAAAAGGGGAATCCAATTGCATACTTACGCCGGATCCCCCCCCTGCGCCCATACAAGCTGGCAGTGCCGGTAGTACCGTCAACTTGTTCGCTACCCTTGCGGCGCAAAACTTTGTTTGTCTAACTTGTCTCCGCAGCAAATTGTTAGAATTTCCCCCATATCATGAATGTGAATTGCTAACAATTCTTGCAGCCTTTTCAAATCATCAAAGGTTTCAGCACTTGTTACCGCCTGTGTCAGCCGAGGGATCGACTCGGTCAAAAAGCCCACCAGCGTCGGCCGGTCGTGGAATTCGGCGATCATCAGTTCAATTGCGTATCCTTCATCGTCAATGCCGTGTTCCGCCTGCCAATCCTTTAATCCCTGCTCAATCACTTCCCGCTGCGCTTCTTTCACGCGCCATTTCATGGTGACGTATACTTCGCCCACTGCCTTGTTTTCTTGCCGGGCAGTTTCTAATACCAATTCGCCTTCAAAATCCCGCGTAGTCATGGTGGCCGCAGATCCAACAATGGCTAAATCCTTACGCGTTTCCATAGGCGCTACGGCCAATTGTTCAGCGTTTTCAATTGACATTGCAATGAACTGCTCTTTAGTCAAATGTTGAAAGCGTTCCGCCAAGCCAACCATCTTGTACCAGGTTGAACGGCCAATACCCGTTGACGCACGATAACTTTTTTCGCTGGCAAATCCCAAAACTTGCCAGGCGTTTGTTGTGCGCAAAAATGCGCCTTCCCAACCAATTTCCATCGAATGCTTACTAGCTTTGTGCCATGCTTGCCGTATGCAGCAATCACTTTCTTTTACCTGCAATTCAAGCTCAGCGCTTATAGCCAGTAATCCTTGCGGCGGCAATGTGGCATCCACCATTTGCAAACTTAGCCCATCACTTGCCATGCTCACCTCCTTACCTTTTTTTCTTTTTAATCATTTACTTTGTCCGCCATACTCTCAGTCCCCAATCGTCGTACTCTGCCATAAACTCCTTGTTGTTTTTCAATCCGTAGCGATAAACAGAAACGCTAGAAACGGGCGGAAATCCACTGTTACCTACATTCTGGATATAAATTGAATCGTTCGGTTCCATGTGCGCCAACTCAGGCACAATTTCCTCTGCTCCCGGAGTGTCGGTTGCAAGCAAAAAATTCTTTTCGACCCGTATCGTCATACGCTCTCCATTTGGTTGAATAGCGGCGCATCAGCTTCTATCCGTAGCTGTGCAATCTTTACGTAATCAGGATTCATCTCAATACCAATAAAATTGAATCCTTCACGTATAGCCGCAATTCCTGTGCTTCCCGAGCCCATAAACAAATCAAGAACTGTGCCTTTTGGCGGCGTCACTAATCGGCAAAGATAAGCCATTAGTGCTATAGGTTTGACCGTTGGATGGAAATTCTGCGCACTGCGGTCCGTTCCATCGGACTGAAAAGTCCCCGGCGATTGCGTTCCAGCCGACCACAGCAACGGTTTCTTGTCCATCGCTTCGCATCCGCGGTTACGCTCTTCGCGGCTTGCTTTCGCACAATAAATCAAACTATGTTGAAAGTCCTTCTCCCCATGTTCCAAGTTCTTCGGCATGATGCTGAATATGGCATTTACGACAGAGCCGTTCTGTCTGGAGAGGCTGGTCGTAATCTTCGTGATGCCGGTCTGCACACGGAGCACCACACTTTGTACATGGCCGATTTTTTGGGTCAAATCTTCGGGCGGCTGCTCGAGCCAGGACTTTCTTCCTAAACTCTGGATCGTCTCTGTAACGCTTGTTGCGATCTGCCTTAATTCGTTCAGCGTTACGTTCGTAAAAGGTTCCGGGAAGACGACCTTTAAGCGCAGCTCCACGGGGAGTGCCTCGCTGACTGCATGATCGAGAACAGTAGACGCGAGTTTGCTTGGCAGGCAAGAAAAGCCGTCCACAGAATGCACAAGGTTTGAGAGACCGCTTTGCTCCAGCCATTCTCTGTCCTCCAGTGAACAGGTTTTAAAGAACCGCGCTGCAGAGCCCTTATCGAGACGGGGTTCCCAACCATAGCCATTGGTCCCAAATTTCCCGTATACATTTTGCTGGGTGCGTTGGCCATCGTCGCTGGCACGTAGCTGCCCCGGCGCATCTGGAAATGCTGCCAACACTTCGTCGCTGCCATCATGAATAACATTAGCTGGCCAGCGACCCAATTCCGGCGTGTTATACGGTGTACTACTCTCTCCAACAAACGATTTAGCGCCGCTGGTTCGCCCGTAATTGTGGTGTGGAAGTTCTCCAGAAATTCGGCACGCATCGATATTCAACGCACCGGTTCTATACTCCAAAACATTGGCCGCCACGGTGCCCACCAGCGGCTTGCGAGCAACAACAATCGGCTCGTGCGCCGGTTTCAACGCTGTGCCAAATCCTTGCCACTGCTGCGCGGCATCGGTCGCTGGAGCCGTAATTGGTTGCGGCGGATAATCATAGCTAACCTTTCTCGTTTCGCTATAACGTTGCGTTGCTTTTCCACGCTTATAACGCGCAGGGGCCACAATCGCCCGTTCCACCTTTGCGGCCTTATCGATCGCTTTTGATACGTCGACCGATTTAGGAAATCCGCTGCCATAGATCCACATAATCTGATCGCGGATCTCGAATCCCGCATCTTCAACGGCACACGCCAGCCGGTGATACGTGCGGCTTCCGCCAAAGGCCAGCAGATAACCACCAGGCTTTAACACTCGCAATGCTTGCTTCCACATCAACACGGAATAAGAAATTCCAGTTGCATCCCACTTTTTCCCCATAAAACCAAGTTCATATGGAGGATCGGTAACGATGGAATCCACCGTCGCATCGGCCAGCGTTTGCAATTGCTCCATCACATCGCCCTCCAAAATTCGGTACATTTGCTCTCCGCCGTTATCTGCTAAAAGCACACTTATTTTTTCTTAAAGATGCTTGCGCCATTCTGTCTTCAGCGTCCCACCGCAATGTATCCAATTCGCAAATACGGCTTAGCGCAATATTCCGGTCGAGCAAGTGATCGTCGGCGGCCTTGGCCAACGCCCGCCGAAAGAGTTTTAGCTCTAGCGGATTCATTGAAACCTTTACCCGCACTTCCGTCATATCTTTACCTTTCTTGCGCATCAATCAACCCAACTGGGTTTAGAAACGCCATGGATATTCGGATCAAAAGGCATTACATTTTCCAAAGGAGCTAACTTTAAATTCCCGCCCTCGTGCTGAATAATGAATGAAATTGGCTCGCAAGACTCGGCCGCCTTGGTTTCAAACTCCGCCCTGCGCCGTAGCTTTTGTTCACCAGGGTTTTCTACCGTTAGCCCTATGCTCCATTCCGTCCAACCGTAGATGGCGCTGGCGCCGCGGATTCGTGTAAAAAATCTTCCCGTCGCGTTTTCCTTGCTTACGTGGTGCACAATACCAATCGAGCATCCAGCCTCTTGCCCAATCTGGCCGATCTTCTTTACCACCTGCGCCATCTCGCCATTGTTGTTCTCATCGCGGTTATGTATGCGATTCAGCACATCAAAAACTGCAAATTCTATTTGCCGGTCTTTTAAATCCAAAATCATGTTGGCAAGCTGCTCGTCATCGTCAACGTCAAAATCTCCAAGTTGCTCACGCGTGTTGATCCACAGCCACCCGCTAACGTCTTCTCGTAAGCCCTTGCCACGCAATAACGCTTGCACCCGCACCTTCGTTAGCACTGGCGAATCTTCGCGGCTAATGTAGGCAGTGCGCACGCGGCGCGGCACCCTTCTTCCCAACCACGGCTCGCCCGATGCTAATGAAATCAACAGATCAAGCGCCGCCAGCGATTTTCCCGTCTTGGGCTCCGCGGCAATCAAGCCGTTACCGCCGACTTGAATAACGCCGTCCACCAGCCACTCAATCTCCGCATTGGCTGATTGCGCCCATTCCACCGCATCTACAAGCCAGTTTTCTCGCTCGGTTGATGCCGTCCAGATCCTGGACTCGCGTATGCGCTTTTTCAGCTCCTCTGGTGAATGATTTTCAAGAAAATCGCTAACATCGCTTTTTTCCGGCAACTCGGAGAAGTCGACCATGCGCACGGCATAGGCAAACTTGGTAATCGCCGATGCCGCCGTCTCGGCATAAATCCGGCCAGGCTCGTCGTTATCGGCAAAGATGATGACTTGCTTGCCGGTAAAATACGGCGCGTAAGAATCCAGCCATTTTGGCGAATGTCCCTTTTGCCAAGCCCCGTCATGCGTTGTCGTCGCCGCAATCGAAAGCGCGTTTTCGGTGAACAAATTGGCATCAATTAGACTTTGGCAGTCTTTTTCGCCCTCACAATAAAACGCCACATTGGCCTTGATTAAATCGGGCAGGTTGTACAGAATACGCCGCGTGCGGCTCCCATCCTTGCGATCGATTCCCAGCTTCCACTCGCCATTTTCAGGGTGAAACACGCGAAAAGTCTTCTCGCCAATTTCAGGCTCATAGCGCCGCTTTTGGAAAAGCGTCAGCCCGTTCTCGTCGCGGTAATCGTAAATGGCCGCCGGCACCCCTAAATTACTTTCTTCCTCGTACCAGCTGGCCGGCGTCGCGCCGGTAATCTTCGCGACATTCGCTTCGGCTTGCTCCAGGGAGCACGAAGAGAATCTCGCTTCAAACTGAAAAAGATTGCCCTTCGCGCCGCAGGCATGGCAGTTAAATCCGCCGTTGCCGTCAAGGAAAAGCGTGCACGATGGATTCTTTTCGTCATGGAAGGCGCAGCGCACGGCAACTTTTTCGCGCGCCGGAATCCTTTGCCCAGGATGCCGGTGCTCGAAGTATTGCCGAATTTGCTCGAAGCTAAGCTGCATTGCTTCCCTCGTAGGCCCGCATGCCGTTTTTTAATCCCCAGAGCTTTGAAGACATCCATCTGCCTTCGCCAAAAAACTTTTCAGGGCTCATCGGGGGCGCGCGCAGCTTTTCCCTTTTGGCGCAATCGCAATACTCTTTCCAGGCCACAATCATGCTGTCGCGAACGCCATCGAGATCCCCAGGATGTTCCTTGAGCGCGAATTTGGCTTGCTCGAAAAGCTGGTCCCTAGCCCATCGCGTGGTGGTTCCAATCGAATCAACCACGGCAGTTGCAATCATGTGTGCCTCGTCGTTTTCCGTAGAAGAAGCCGCGCGCAGCGCAGGGAGTGGTTCTGCGATATTCCGGAGATCCTCCGGAATTCCCCCCCCTGTTCCCTGTTCCCTGTTCCCTGTTCCCTGTTCCTGACGGAAATTCTCCGGCGGCTCTCCAGAAATTTCCGGTTGTTCCCCGGAATTTTCCAGGGGATTTCCAGAACTTTTTAGAGATTTTCTGGAGATTTCCAGAGAATTTTTCCATAAGATATTCAATTTGCTTATTTTGCTTGGCGTGGGGTGGCTGATTCTTTGATGATTTGCAAAATTTACGATGCGACCAAATTGCTTTTCTTTGTGAATACCGATCTCGACATAGCCAATGCTCACTAATTCGTTGAGCAGTTTTTTTATGTTTTTAAAATCTTTACGCAATGGGCACGTTCCAGCTCGCACTAAAGCCGGATTTGCGTTGAAAAATCCTTCGTCATCGGCATAGCAAAGCAACGCTTCCGCTAATAAATGCGCTGATGCAGACACAGACGAAAGCCCTTCGTTTGAATTAAACTCGGGCTTGATTGACCTTATCCTTCCCATGCAAATGCCCTTATTTCTTTACGCTTTTAATTTTGAGGTAGGCTTCGATAAATGCTCGCGCTGCGGGCACACAGATTGCGTCGCCGTACAGACGAAGCCGTCCAACACGGGCGGTGGCTCCTGTGGCGAGTGGAAACTCGATAGTTCTTCGGAAGCCACCCGCTTCAAAATCCATCCAGAGGCGGTCTTGAACTTTTTCAGTAAGGGATCGCCATAGCGTTTCAACCGGGACAGATGGGTGCAACACAAGCCCTTGCGCTCCACTGGTTTTGAGCAATAGGCGCAATGCTTCAACCGTAGCGGTGTCCCCTCGTACCTCGGCGAGTGCAAGAGACGATGGCAGGAGACGCACAAACTCTTCAAATTCTCGGGCGCGTTGTTCATCGGATCTTTGTCTTTGTGGTGTACGTGCAATTTGCAACTTGTCTTCCCACACCGCTCGCAAGTTTTCTTTACCGCCTTGCCCGATTGCCGCCGGCTGTTTTTGGCGTTGAGCACCTTGATCGTTCCTTCGTAATCCAGTGCCATGCACTTCCGGTTGCAATAATGTCGCTGGAGAAAACTCGTTATGTTTTCCAACACGCCGTTCATCCAGCGCTTGCGATGAAGGAGTTCGCCGCAATAACGGCAATTTTTGATCGGGTCGGATTTGGGCTTCGGAGGCATTTACTTTTTCTTTTTCCGCTTCAGCGTTGCTGCTGCCCGCATCGCAAACAGATCCCATTGGTGCGGTATGCTCATCAACCATCCAGACATACTTGGGTTCAACTGGCCGGAATTTACCGTCCCTGCATCCGATCCAGTCAGCATCTCGCCAGAAGCCGTTAAGCGGACCGGGCCGCTGGGACACTCCGGAATTGTCCGCGCCATCTGATCCAATCCCATTTCGTCGATCCGGTTGCCCGACCGCGAACGAAAGCTGTCTACCGCTGGTGTCGGCCAGCCCGCTAGCAGTTTCACTTGGTTCTGTAGCTGTTCGCCCTTTTTGCCGCCGCCACGCTCCGCAAAACTTTTCTGGTTGGCTGTCCGGTAATCCCGTTCGGCCGGTGTCGCCCACGCCGCCAAGTTCGCTTGGCTGTGCAGTGTATCCGGCTTGCCCCGGTGCGCTCCCGCGCATTCCGAGTCTTCCGCTTTCGGCGTCGGCCACGAAGTAAAGTCGCTGCCGGATGTGTGGCGCGCCGACGCTGCACGCTCCAAATACGAATCTTCCCAACGGCGTACGCTTCCGCTTCCAAGTCAGATTGAACAAGGTCGAGCCAGCCGTATCCAATCGCCGCACGCACTTGCTCTCCAAAAATGACTGCAGGGTGGCACTGGCGGATGAGTCGCATCCAATCAGGCCAGAGGTGACGAGAGTCTGCAAACCCTTGTCCTTTGCCCGCGGCGGAAAAACTTGGGCATGGGCAACTTCCTGTCCACACTGGCCGTTCGTCTGGCCATCCGGCTTGTCGCAGCGCGAGTGACCAAAATCCGCCTCCAGCGAAGAAATGCGCTTGGGTATATCCCACAAGGTCTGCTGCTCGTACTTCGGTGATACTTCTGGCATCGACATCTCCAGCCGCAATGGCACCAGCTTTAATAGCTTCTCGAATAATTTCGGCCTTAAGCGGGTCGCATTCGTTGTAATAGGCAGACACAACAATCCAATGCTTCAATTGGCAGGGTTAATATACTTGGCGCTCGTCGGCGCGTTCTTTCAGCCATCTTTGTACGTCGGCTGTTAGCCACCCAATCGCATGGGTGCCTAGTTTGACGGGCTGCGGAAAGAGGCCCTCCCGCTTTCGCGTGTCGATCGTGGCGGTACAAACGCCCAGCATCTCGGCTAACTGATTTTTACGCAGTATAAAGGGAAGGCGAGCTTGTAAGATGGACTTTTTCTTTTTGCGAGCCATGGATTAACCCCACAGCCATTATCGTTAGTTCTATTTTTTTTGCAAGATAGGTTGGCGGTGCAAATCCGGATGACCCTCTAACTTATAAACGTCTTTATTTGTCTAAGTCTTAAATGATCTTAAAAGTCAAAGAGAATTAGTCTTAAATGAACTGAAAAGTCTACTCACTTAGGCGGCTGCGGAGGGGGGTTATCCACAGCTATTTCCACAGCCGCCCTTGTGCTTTATGCGACGATCTTCAATCTATGATCGCCTTGCTCTCTCAACTCATCTAGGGTATCAGCCCACTGCTGCATCATAGCCGTCCTATCTTCTAAATACAAGGCAAAGTTATAAGCCGCAGAAACCTTATCTTGCTTAACATGCGCCAGCTGCAATTCGATCTGTTCATGGTCAAAACCATGCTCGTGCAACCATGTCGACGCGATCGAGCGCCAGCCGTGGCCGGTCATGCGCCCCTTATACCCCATACAGTAGAGCGCATTCAAAACCGTGCTGTGGCACAGCGTTCCATTACCATGATGAGAGGCTTCAGGAAAAAGTCGGCCACTCTCGCCTGTTAGTTCATAAAGGCGCTTCAGCAACGCAACGGTCTGTGTAGCCAGCGGCACAATATGCGGCCGATTCATCTTCATGCGTTCGGGCGGAATGCGCCATTGCTTTTGTTCCCAATCAATCTCCGACCAAAGGCCGCCGATTAATTCGCTTGTACGCACAAAGGTTAGGCTCAGTAGTTCCATGGCAATCCGCGTCAGCGCGTTGCCGTTGTAATCCCGCATATCGCAAAGCAATGCGGGAATCTCGGCAATCGGCAAATGCGCAAAGTGCTTCACCGTAGCTTTGCTTAAAATGCGATCCGGCCGAATGCCGGCGGCGGGGTTCATTGGGATCAATCCGCGGTCGCAACCAAACTCATAAATTTGATTAATCGTTTGCAGCATACGACGGGCAACATCGCGCGCGCCGTGCGCATCAATAGATTGGATTAATGCCACCAGTTCGATGCGGCTAATTTTCATCGGCGGCTTTTTACCAATAACCCCTAATACGTAGTTCATAAGCCGCGCTTCCATTTGCGTTGCATAACGAGGTGCCCTGTTGGCGTTCCACCAGTCAAGCCATTGCCGCGCCAGCCACTCAAACGTAAATAATGCCGTTTTTTTCTCTTCTACCAGTTTTATTTTCTGCTGTTCCTTTGTCTCTTTCCGCACGGCCATGGGATCAGTACCTTGCGCTAAAAGCAAACGAACATCTGCATGCCGCTTTCTTGCTTCCAACAGCGAAACGTCAGGGAATTTCCCTAAAGCCATCTGTTTCTGTTTGCCGTCAAACCAATACTTCCAACGCCACAGTTTGCCGCCGGCGGGCATTACTAGCAGATGCAAGCCCTGGCGATCAGGAATACGATACGGTTTCGTACGTGGCTTTGCTTTTTCGCATTTTAAATTTGTAAGTTCCATTCTCCATTTCTCCTCGGTTTAAGTGCTGCGTAAATTTGATGGTTTGCCAAACTCGTAAATTCGTTGAATCATCTGCAAATCCAGTTGGTCAGCTGAATTCGCTAAAAGCGGAGAATCCGTTGTGCTATTAAAGATTTCTGGAAAGCGCAAAGCAATTTCATTAAGCCACCACGCAAACCAGAGTTTTGCGCATCTGCTAAATAATTGCTTTCGCACCTGCGTGGCATTCTGTTGTAGCGCTATTGTTTTTCGTTGTAGCGCCGTCGTCTTTCGTTGTCGCTTTATTTGCTTCCGCGTTGCCATCGGATCGGTTCCGGCAGCAAGTTCCGCACGTGCTTTTGCATGCAGCGCTCGGGCCTGTAGTAATGAAACCTTAGGGTATTTTCCGAACGCCATTTGTTTTTGCTTGCCGTCAAACCAATACTTCCAGCGCCACAATCTGCTGCCACGTGGAGTAACCAGTAAATGCAGACCGTTCCCATCAGACAGACGGTAAGGTCGCGCCGCTGGGCAAGCATTTTCGCATTTCAGATCAGTTAATTTCATTTCTTTTCAATTTGTGTTCTGCAGGTTGCATCTGTCCGATGCACTGCTACTTTGTTGCTACTCCATTGCTTGCCGTTAACAATTGCTGTAAAGAGTTGCATCTGTCCGATGCACTACATGCTCGTCGCAACAACCAGCCGTATGTTTCTTCGTCGATGTTAGTTTGTTGCATCTGTTCGATGCACTCAAAATCTGTTGTTACCCCTCCAGATTCCAATTGCCTGATCCTCTGCTGTTGCATCTATCCGATGCACTACAAACTTTGTTACTAATCGCCGCCCTGGCACTGGGCGTGTAAGCGGAGTTGTTGCATCTGCTCGATGCACTCAAAATCTGTGGCTACTTTGATCGCCTAAACTCATGACTCACACTACCGAGTTGCATCTGTCCGATGCACTACAACTTCTTTGCTGCCCTGCGGTATGCGACTATTCGCTGAGCACTTCGATTGTTGCATCTATTCGATGCACTACAGCTCCATTGCTACCCCATTGCTTGCGGTTGTCGCTTGCCGTTGCCAATAGTTGCATCTGTCCGATGCACTACAACTTCTTTGCAACGACAACTGTTGTTGTTCACAACGTGGACACTGGTGTGTTGCATCTGTTCGATGCACTACAACTTCGTTGCAACTTGCGTTGGGAGTAGTCAATTCCTGCATAGTCCAAGTTGCATCTGTCCGATGCACTACAAATTCGTTGCAACGACTAACTGCGGAAAACGCGTCATGAGGCGTAGTTGCATCTGCTCGATGCACTGCACGCTCGTCGCAACTGCAAGGGACCGGGGCTACTTGCCCAGGTTGACACGTTGCATCTGTTCGATGCACTGCAAATTCGTTGCTGCAGCGGCCTATCATAGGAGGACGTTGCATCTATTCGATGCACAACAACTTCGCTGCAACGCTTCACATCGCCGAATACGTTTATGCCGGACGGTTGCATCTATTCGATGCACTACAACTTCGTTGCAGCGAATTCAACAAATTGTTCGCACTGGAGAAACTCGGTTGCATCTATTCGATGCACTGTACGTTTGTCGCAACGCCAGCAGCCATGTATATTTTTGCAGCTGATCAGTTACATCTGTTCGATGTACTGCACGATTTGGCAAAGAACGTTGAGGCATTGCGGCCGCCCCATGCCCGTATGGACACTTTTATTATACCTAAAAAATGCCCCAAAAAAACAATTTGTTTGTTGCATTCCGAAAAAGCCATGGGAAAAATGTGTCACAAATATAGCACCAAAATTGCCCCCCTTGTAGAAAAATGTCTTTACGTCTCCAGGTCGAGGTTGAACAGGTAAAAGGGGGGCATATTTCCATTAAGTCCTTTATTTGTAATGAAAGAAAGGCATGGAATTGGTCGAGAAAGGTCAAGAAAAGTTTTGAATTGGAGTGGGTGAAAACATGGAATTGGCTCCTGAACGAGGATAGATTTCATTTTTGTTTTCAATAGCTTACAACGACAAAAATCAAATATAGCACCAAATATGGCACCAAAGACACAAATGGCCGATCAATGGTTCGATCGGCCACAAAATCTAACTACTTGCTGCAGTGTTGCATCTGTACGATGCACTCTCGGGACGTTCAACGTAGTTGCATCTGCTCGATGCACTCTTGCAGTTTTCCGAGGTTGCATCTGCTCGATGCACTTCATGCTCGTCACAACGGTCGATACAGGCGGCTTTGTTGCAGACATGCGCCAAGTTGCATCTGTGCGGTGCACTCTCGGGCCGTTGCCAATAGTTGCATCTGTCCGATGCACTCAAAGCCCGTCGCTACTTCAAAGACGTCTGTTGCAATTGAGTCGTCCTCGTTGCACCTGCTCGATGCACTGCACGCTCGTTGCAACGGCGCTTATCGTTACTAAAGCGGAGAAATGATCTGCGTTGCATCTGTTTGATGCACTAAAAACTCGTTGCTACACGAAGGATTTGTCCGATTAACAGCAAGTGCTCTGTGTTGCATCTGCTCGATGCACTGCATTGCGCTTTCTTCTTAATCACAAAAATAAATTTAGAAAAAAGCGCAACACACTGGTTGTCTTTACAACGATCAATTAGGCTCGACATTCCCAAACTGCTCTTGCGGGATGACCGATGCCAAATCTTCATCATTTAAATTATCTGCTGGCAAAACAGACACATCTTTTGGCTTAGGAACAATCATCTTGTGTTCAAGCGTTTTTACGTAGGCTTCCAAATCCGACATACGAAACTTGTGCATGTACTTGCCAGTGTCTCCCATCGGGAAGGCGATCGAGGGCAAGATTCCGCGGCGCGCCATACGACGAATGGTCAGGGGAGCAAATCCAAGGTACTCAGCCGCCTCAACTGCACCAACTAGCGGCTCCAGTTGCCGAGCAGTACTAATAACTTCCATGGCAACCTCCTGTTGCCTTCTTAGCCCGTAATAGCCTTTTAAGAAGAAACTTACTTAATCTATCCCTTTTTGAACCGTTTTTCAACAATTTATTAAGGTGAGCCTGTGGAAAAGAGGAAAAAGACGCTTCCCCCATACACTACAATGCCGAGCTGGCATCCGAGGAAGAGCCAGCCCGGCACCGCTATTCGGCACCGATTCACAGCGGTAGGGGTCAATTTACCGCCGGCAGCCGAAACAACGCGCCCGTAGGAACGCGCTAGCTTCATTGAAGAGAGATTCTTGTTCAAAGTCAACACCCTTTTTGAATTAATCAGGCACGGAAATGAACCTTTTCAATCCTGTGCACCACAACCCCTGGAATCGAAAATCCTTCGCGATCAGCATCCGCCCGCTTATCCAGGTAACGCTGATTCGGAAGCAAAGCGATTATCGGCGCTTCGCTGGTATCGACTGCATGCACCAACTCGGGAAAGTCAACCACTTCCGCATGAAAGCGCATACGATCCACCTTGCCACGCGTTTTCGCTGGTATAGTGCTCTGCATAATGGCAGGCACCGGCATCTCCCCTTCCGCATTTGCTGGTATAGCCGTCAGCATCGTCCGCATATGTTGCGCATCGGCTTCCGCATGTAGGCGCTCAAACTCCTGAATTGCAGATGCCAACGCATCCTTGCTAGCGCTTACCGCATCTGCATCCGCATGCTCCATATCCAAAATCGGCTGCTTGAGATGGTCGATCGCTTGCTTGATCGGTTTATAAAACTCAGTGATGCTTTTTGCCAACACTTGCAGCAGTCTTCCGGCTTCAATTGCCTTTTCACGGTCTTCGATACTAGCGATACCAGCGGTTACTATCCCAGAAGAAAGATGTAGTACCGTTTGCACCTCGTGACGCAACGCCGCCTGCTGAACATCAAAGTCCGTTGGCATCAGCAACTCAGGCTGCGCTACCGTTAATTGCAGATCCGTAGGCTCAGGATCAAAATCGATTTCCATTCCGCGTCTCCTTATGCCGCCAACTTGTAGCCGTGATTCATTTTCCAGATCGCCGAGTACGCCATGTACAAAAAAGTCTTTTCATCTTGAGAATCGTCGTAATAGATCGGTTTGACTCGGCCGTCCTTTTGAAGATGCAAAACTACGCGCAAGTACCGCGCCACGCTTTCCGTCGCTTTTGCCGCCAAAGCATAAGCCGCCGTCTGAAGCGCCCACGTCGGGCTCTCTTTTACGGCCGTTTTGAGATCAATAATGACGTTACGGCGCATTCCCTGATATTCGATTGAACCTCGCTGGTCATACTGATAGCCAATCTTCATACCGAAAATTTCAAGAATCCCTTGCTGCTCGCAGGCACTCAATTGAAATTTCATGTTGCGAAACCACAGCTCCGCGCCAACGACGTAGCCCATGGCGGCATCGTCTACCGTATTCCAATCCAAATTATCTTGAAGAAGTAGTTCTATGGCTTTATGTACGGCGATGCCAATTTCCGATTTATGATTCAATACATTGGGATCGACATCGCCGTAATCTACAAGGCCCAATATCTGAAAAATTTGCGTAACGCTGAGTATTTGATTCCCTAGTGCGTCACGGTAAACATGTCCAACAGGCTCAAACCATCCGCCAGGAATGCTAATCCTATTCGGTATCGGCCTTGGATTCATCCTTTTTCTTCCTCGGAGAAGGAGTCCGCGGTTTGCCCTTAAAAACGTAAATAGTCCTGCCGTTTTTTGGGTAATGAACGCGCAAATCCAAATGATGGTTTTGGCTGTAATTGCGGATCACACGAGCCGCTTTATTCGCCAATATCCCAGTTTCATAATCCTCGGCAACAACAAGAGGCATTTTATCGTTGCCCAAAGACGTATTTCCGGCAGCTTCCACAATTTTCAAATACGGCTCGATCGGTGTCCGTTTCGGAAAGGCCGCACTATATTCCATTGTGCGCATAATTCTTCTCCTCGGCAGGTTATACCCGCGAGGAAATAATAAATCAATTCATGCGCAATCCGACACCATATTTTTTTTCGAGCTGTCGTAAATATTTTCCTACACTCTCCGCTTCACGCATTTCTGCATAAACAAAGGGTGGAATGCCATCCCACCGGTAGCGAGATCCGTCCGTATACTTCACTTCCATTACCAAAGTATCGCGGTCATAGCCTGTTGCCGCCACGTGGCCGCTGTGCTCGACCGACTCTAAGGCAATAGCAATATTTCGTAAAGGGTCATTGTCACTCAATTTTCAAGCACCTCACCCTCGTCAAAATCACTGGGGCCTCCCTGCACGTTGCCCTCCGCCCATTTGCAAAGCGAATCATAGAGGTTTCGCGGCAGATCAGATACATGTTCTACCCCTAACGGGTCCAAATATTCTCTTTTTAGATCCTCTTCCGTATGAACTTTATGGATACCAATAAGTTTATGGAGACGCTGCGCCAGCCCTTTACCGATTGTTTGTTCCTGCAAGCGGTTTGCCGTTGTTACCTTGCCTTCCCCAAGCATCGTAGCGACGTTTGGGGGTATATCCGTTGGCTCGTCCGCCACGAGCACTGCATCAGGCTTTGCTGCGGTTTTATTTCTTTCCAGATCTGTCAGCAATTGTTCAAGATCTGGCACCGTCAGCGTTTTCGTATTTTCATGCCCTGGGAACAATGCCTTAGCGCGTTGGCTTAATACGCGCCCATTTGGCTCAATAGCCTTGATCTTCGCGATAATCGCATCTCGACGATCCAGCAATTGTTCCGCTTCAGAACGAGGAGCACTGGGTTCAGAAAATTGATTTGTTTTGGCTGGAGAGGGTTGGCGCACAGTCTTTAACGCTGGCGCGGGCGGTAAATCCTTTTGCGCATCAATGTCTTCGTCAGCAACAATTCCCAACAAGCTGCAAAGGTCATAACGCCGGTTATACGTTGCATCGGTACCAACATCCTGCCGCGGTCCCGTCTCGATCAGCGCAAAGCCATCGCCGCACATCCATTCGCCACTTGAATGAATTAAATGCGTGACTACGCGCAGCTGATTCGCTACAAATATGTTTGGTTGAATGATTCCCAGTTCATGCTTTGTCAGCACAGGAAGCGCCATCGCCAGCACATCGGCTAAATCTGCGTATTTATAGTAGTAAGACTTTCCGGTTTTGGGGCTGTAAACCGTAGCCGTCTTGTTCTTCACTACTGGTTTAAATTCTGCTTGAGCTTGAATCAGCGCTGCCCAAAGATTTTTAATCTCCACAGAATGATGAAGTGCCGGTACGTGCGCTACCGCTTGCCCAAAGTCGGTTTCTTCAAATTGTTCAACCATTGCTTTTCCTTAAACGCAATGGCAGTCTACCGCAATTTTTTATAAGAACAAAAAGAGCACCTGATAGGTCGAGACAGGTCTAATTTGTTCCAATATGCGACTTCGTTTTGGCTTGAGCATGCGCACGTCTGCTGGTAAGTGCCGGCATTACACCACCACCAAGGTTTAGCTTTTGTCGCAGTTCGGTTTCAAGTTTGGTAAAGATTTCGCTGTTTGATTTTAAAAACTCACGCGCGTTTTCTCGCCCTTGTCCGATACGCTCGCCGGCAAAGCAATACCACGCTCCAGATTTTTCAACAAGTCCGTTTAGAGCCGCTACATCAAGCACGTCGCCCTCGCGACTGACTCCTTCGCCATACAGAATGTCGAATTCCGCTTCACGAAAAGGAGCAGCGACTTTGTTCTTCGCTACCTTTGCCCTGGTCCGATTGCCGATTGCGGCTTCGTTAAACTTTACGGGGCCAATACGTCTTATATCAATGCGTATCGAAGCATAAAACTTCAAGGCATATCCGCCGCTAGTAATCTCTGGATTGCCGTACCCCTGGTTAATTTTTAGTCTGATCTGGTTGATAAAAATCAGCACGGTAGGCGATTTTTTTAAAACGCCGGAAAGTTTGCGCATTGCTTGCGACATCAGACGAGCTTGTAACCCTACGTGCGCATCGCCCATTTCTCCATCTAGTTCGGCTTGCGGCACCAAGGCAGCGACAGAATCGACAACAAGCACGCTAATCGCGCCAGTCGAAACCAGCTTATCGGTAATCTCCAAAGCTTCTTCACCAGAGTTCGGCTGCGAAACCAAAAGATTGTCTATGTCAACTCCCAGTTTCTTGGCATAACCGGGATCAAGTGCATGCTCGGCATCAACAAACGCAGCCAAGCCGCCTTCCCGTTGCGCTTGAGCAATGATTTGTAGCGCAATGGTAGTTTTCCCTGAAGATTCTGGGCCAAAGATTTCCGTAATGCGGCCGCGCGGCACGCCGCCTACACCCAACGCCATATCAAGGCTAACAGAGCCCGTCGACACCACATCGATTGGCATCAATGCTTCCTTCGAACCTAGTCGAATAATAGAACCTTTGCCAAATTTCTTTTCAATTAACGCCAGCGCTTGCTCAATACTTTTGGTTTGGTCTTCGGTATTAGTCATCGGGCGTTCCCCCACCAGTCCAGGATCTGGACTGCATCTTTTGCAGTTTATCGCTATTCTTTTTATGGTCTAGATTGGTCGAGAAAAGTTGAGAACGGAGTCCAGATTCTGGACTATTTTGCTTTACAAAAATTTGACTGGACGTAGATTGCATTTTGTCTTAAGCTGCGCCCATGAGCAATCAAGCAAGCACGCAAAAATTAACAAAAGCCGACCCAAAATTTTATTCAAAGATTGCGGCAATCGCTGGCCAGAAATTGTTAAAGGAACGCGGCACAAAATATTTTTCTAAGCTGGCGGCAAGCAGCCACCCCCGAGATTCCTATAACGGTGGCAGGCCCAAAAAAATTAAGGATGAAAGCTGCGCCAGTTAATTCGTCTGCAATATAGACGAAGTGTATTTTGTTGCATCTATTCGATGCACTACAATTTCGTTGCTGCCAGTCCGCACTTGCTTTCGGCCAGAGATCATCTCGTTGCATCTGTTCGATGCACTATAACTTCGTTGAAGCTTGAAAAAGAGCGGAACATCTTTGCACAAACGATGTTGCATCTGCTCGATGCACTGCAACTTCGTTGCTAACTACCCTCTACCGCAAGTCAGGCTGATGTTCACCGGTTGCATCTATTCGATGCACTCCAACTTCGTTGCAGCGCGGCGGAGAAGCGGCAGAACTATCTTCTGATGCAGGTTGCATCTATTCGATGCACTGCAAATTCGTTGATACAATCGTTATCTGGAACCGTGGTACTGGTTCTTCAGTTGCATCTGCTCGATGCACTCCAAACCCGTTGCTACATAAATTCCATCCCTTACATCACCCCCCAAGATGTTGCATCTGTTCGATGCACTACAACTTCGTTGCTACCCTGATAAAAAAACTAAAAAGACACGCGCTATAGTTGCATCTGTTCGATGTACTACAAATTTGTTGCTACCGCGGTCTTTGCGGCACTGACCCCTTTTAAAG